AACAGTTCAAACGTTCCATTACTTTATCCCGTTCGGATTGTATGTCCACAAGGTGTAACAACTAACATAAGTTTCCCAGATCAGTTTTTGGGGAGATGTATTAATTTAAAAATTACAAACAATGACGGAACTAATGCAGCCAGTTATGATTATAATTTGAATGGTGTATTTGCAAACCTTGCAAGCGGAACCTTTGCAACTGTAGACAATGCGGTTATCAACTATCTCACTGTTATTGCTGGTGCGGCTGGTTCTGTTTTAATTGAGGCCCAAGTATTGCCAGCTTCTAGATCAGAAGCTCCAATAGAGGTCATGGTTTAATGGCATTTGGTGGAAGTTCATCATCCAAGACTTTACCACATACCCATAATCAAACATTAGCAAATGATGGCGGTACACTTTCAACAACTTTGACAGACATGGGTGCAGTTACATTATTCTCATTAATATCAGGTGCAACAGATCCACAAACTGCAATCAATACAGCAGCCATAGCAACTAATGTTACAAACATATCAACAAATGCAACTAATATTGCTAGTAATGTCACTGCAATAGCAGCCAATACAGCAGCCATAGCAGCAATTCCTGCTAGTGCATGGACTAGAATTGTAAATCAAACTCAATCAGGAGTAGGAGGAAATTTTAACGTTACAGGTTTAACATCAACTGCTAAATTTATGATGTTTAATTTTGCAGGAAAGTTTGGAGGAAATGACAATTTAAGAATTAGATTTGGAACGGGTGGATCGATAGATACTGGCACAAGTTACAGATACAGGAGTTTGCAAAATGGCACAGGAGGACAAATTACAGATAATAATATAGAAATTAATTCTTCAGATTTTGAAACCGATAGGAGATTTTCGTTAAGTGGTTTTATGCAGTGGAACGCAGCAGCAGAAGGAACTGGAACTGCTGCAACAAGAATTGGGACTTTTGTTGCTGGTGGTTTAGCTAATGGTTTTTCAGCTTATCAGACAAGCTTTGAATATTTAGAAAGCGGCACACCGATTACGGATGTAAGATTTTACGCAAGTGGCGGAAATGATCTAGATGGCACCTTAAATATGTGGGAATCTCAATAAAAAAATTAAAATATCTCGGGCCGAGAATCATTAGTGATTCTATATCTCGGGCCGAGAATCATTAGTGATTCTATATCTCGGGCCGAGAATCATTAGTGATTCTATATCTCGGGCCGAGAATCTCAATAAAAAAATTAAAATCGTGCTTGACAAAAAGCACATACTGCATGTCCGTTTTCATCACACATAGAGATTAACCATGTATGTTCCTTTGAAAAGGACTTACTTGATTTTCTACACCTTTGATACAGTCTAGATTTTTTAGTAAATTGGGGTTCCATTATTCCTCATCTTCCCAATCAAATAGGACTTTACAGTTATCACACCTTGTTTTTTGAAAAGGGTGTTCAACTTCAAAAAAGTAATCACATTCTGGACATCTAAATATTTCTGAATCCATTATGCTTCAATCCCTATCTTTCTTGCCAAACTCATAACACTTGCTGCAATTGCTTCATCTGCAGATTCCATGTGTTGTTTAGATCTAATCTGTTCTACTAAAGCCCAGAATGATATTGACATTGTCAAAGTCTTGTGGGTTTTAATTTCTTTGGTCTTTTTGATTTTAGTTACCATGTAAAGTCTTTACAAAGTTTGTATTTAAGTACACACACACACCAGCCAAAACAGGAACAAAAATACCAACACTATTATTTCTTCTATTAATAGTGTTAGCCCTTCGGGCAGCCCCTACACGTGTTCCCCCTGTCCGCTTCCCACAACACTCGTGTATATGAGGATAGGATACGATAAGATAGTCTTAGTTTTATGTGTAGTGGAATTAGGGGTTTAGAGGGGAGTTCGAGGGGAGATAAGGGGTAAAAGATACAGTTATCTAAGTGGTATTGTAAAGAATACCATGTTTGAATACATAATTTTAGTAAGTGTTGTAGCTGCAGGAGTATGTGGCATAGTAATTACGAAAAATGTATTCGGATCTAACGAAATTCATGGGAAATTGAAGAATAGATACCTCGAATATATTAATAATTTAGAAGTTGATAATAAAAAATTGAATGGAAAGTTAAACAAGATGAAGCAGAACGTAACCATTAATGAAAATGACTTTGATAAAGAAAACCCGCTGGGATCTATCGCTGGTCTTATTTCGCAATTCGCCCCTATGCTTCCAAAGAACATTCAACCTTTGTTACAATCCCCGGAAGCTATGGGATTTATTGAAAAAATGGTAAAAGATAACCCTGAAAAAGTAGGTGAGTTAATTGGAAAGTTTGTAAAGAAACCTAAAAGTAATGAACAAGAATCTACCGTTAATATGGAATCCGTCTAGACGTGGTAAAGAACTTGGTTCTTTTTGTACCGCTTGTTATGCTGGCTGGGGAATTATCTTTGATGGGGATACAGTTAAAATCGACAAGTGTCTCTTCTGTAATGGATGAAACTCAATGAAGCTCTTCTTGTTGGTGGTGCATTACTTGCAGCTTTGGTTCTCTCTAAGGGCGGAGAAGATTCATCTAATAATACACAATTTTCTGGAAAGTCTGCCGTTCCTGTATTGCCTGTTGAAGATAAAACTCCAAGTTTTCAAATTCCACAACTTCAAACTTTTTTACAAAAAATAAAACTTCCCGATCTAGAAATTTTTCCACAGTTTTTCCCCGTAACAGATACTAACGTGCAACTAAAACAAATTCTTAACATTGAGAAAGAAGAGAAAGACCAAAGAGTCAGCTATCTGCAAGATGAACTGGATCAGACAAGAGCATACATAGGAACGGAACAACGAACCGCACAAGTTGATCAATACGGTCAGGATTTAAAATATTCTAAATATAATAAAAATAAAGCATATTTGTATTCTTCAGATGTTTCAAATATTCAAAACATTACAGGTAGAGAAAAAATAGAATCTGATGATATAATTAATTATTATGAAGATTTGGTAGAATCTGAAAGTGCTTTAGGATTTGGCGGAAATGTCACGGGAGGTAATTTTAGAAAATTTCCTAAAGTGACAGCAGCATTAACAAATTACTATAACATATTGATAGCAAAAAGAAACATAACAAAAGCAGAAGTTTATGCAGATTCACAGCAACAGGGAATTAATTTAGTTGAGGAAGAATATCAAACAAGATTTGGCGGTTTGAGCCGATATGGTTAAATTAATGTTCGGTATTCGTTAATCATGGTGTCATTTAACACAATTTTAACGCTGGGCGGAATTGGTGCAGCTATTTTAATCTTTAAACAGTTAGGTGGCGGTGCAGGAATTGGTTCCGCTATAGGTTCACAAATTGGCGGCTTTACAGAAGCTTTGGGCGGACAGGTTACACAGGCTTTTAACAAGTTTGGAAATTTGGTAGAAACCCCAGAATCAAATGCACCAAACACTGCAGCTCGAATAATAGAGCAAGAAAACTTGGGAGAATACGTAACAAACATTCCAACAGAAACAGGTGATCTAGGATTATCTCCGCAACAAAAAGGCGGATTAACTTATGCAGGATTTATTGAATCAAATAATTTGGGTGGAACAATTAATCTAAGAAATAACGAGTTTTCAAATAGATACGGTGTACAACCTTTGGACTTTACAATAAACGGATCAGGCGGAATTAATACAGGTCGTGTAGGTCTAAGTGACGCAACATTAAACGCACAGGCCGCACTATCTAGAGAATACGGGATCCCAACCTTTGACACTCAGGGCAATCTTTCAACTTTCGGAGGTTTTGTAACAGGTGGCTAAACTAAAAGGAGCAAAGAAAGCAGCATTTTTAAAACGTATGGCATTAGGTCGAAAAAAAGCGAAATCAGCAAAAATCCCAGGCCCTAAAAAACGGAAAACCGCAACTAAAAGACGGATAACAGCAAAGGTTAAAAGACGTACTACAATTAGAAAACCTATGGTTAAACGTAGATCAAGAATCGCAAGACGCTCTAAAAGCGTTGGTCGAGGAATTGGTTCAAGTTTGAAAACAGGTGTAATAGGGGATGTCGTAAAAGGCATTGGTGCAGGCAGCTTGATAACATTAGTTATGAGCAGAGTAGCACCAAATAGCTCAATAACTCCAATTGCTTCCACTGGTGCAGCCTTCCTAACTGGAGGCCTCGTTGGAGGAGCAGCAAATTTAATTCTCTCAGGTGGCTTAGGTCAACTGGGCGGTATCTTTGGCGGAGCTAGTGCACCACAACAGGAGATGGGAGTTTAGAATGGCTTTACCAGTACAAAGAACTTACACAGGTACTCCATTAGCACTAAACGCACCTGTATTCATGTTGGACAATCAAACAGGACTATCAAACTTTCTAACTTTAACTCCAAACGTATTACAAGACGTAGTTAATAACCCAGATCCAGCAGGAGCGTTACAGTATCAATTTACTTTGGTAAAGAACGGTAACGCAACAAGTGTAAGAGCATTTTCTAATGCAATCTCACCAACCACTGCAGGACGTGTTCCGATTGGGCCTGTTAGTATGTCTTCAGGCAGCTATCAGTGGAGTTGCACACAGCAAGGAGCTGGGGCTGCAACGGCAACTACAATACTTGTAAGATATGGTTCACCATTGAACTAGGAGTTACAAAATTATCATGCCTTTTTCTAATAACATAGTAAACAATTACCAGCTCAACAGTTCAAACGTTCCATTACTTTATCCCGTTCGGATTGTATGTCCACAAGGTGTAACAACTAACATAAGTTTCCCAGATCAGTTTTTGGGGAGATGTATTAATTTAAAAATTACAAACAATGACG